AGCAGTAGTTATCAGTATGCGCCGAATGGTAACTGATATTAGTCTTAGCAGTAGAGAGTTGTTGGAATTCTTTACCAGCAATGATATGCAGCAAGAAGAAAATCGCAGAGATCTTCTTGCTGCATTGCGTGCGCGCAACGAGCCGCGCCCTGACGCTGAAAGACCCCGCCCGTCACCACGTGCGGGTAACAGAGACGGCGGTTTAGGTGGCATTCTTGCCTTTGCGGCAGGTCTAATTGGCGGTACTGTTGTAGGATTTGTTACTGAAACCGCAACTATGTTTGCAGCTCTAATTAGAGACACTGCAATATATGAAAAAATAACTTTAGGTGTCTCTAAAATAGGTAACATTTTAAAAGGTTTTGCACAATACATTTCACGTATTGCTAAAGCAGCCTCTACGTTTTTGGCTGATACCAAAATAGGAACAGCTATAATTAAAGGATTTAATAGCATACGCACTACACTGTCTTCATTATTTACTTCTGTAAAACTTATTGGTGAAAGTTCGCTTGGTTTAGCTAGGGAATCTGCACTCGTCAAATATGTAACAAACACTATTACAAAAATAACAGAAGCATGGGCTAGATTCACTGGTGCATTGCGCGCTGTAGGTAATATCATTCGTCCGTTGTCTGGTGCAGCTGGCGAAACTGTGACTATAGGCGGCCGTCTAGCTAAAATTTTTCCAAATATTGCAAAATTTTTTACAACTGTAGGCAATATATTTGGAGTATTTGCCCGAGGATTTAAAACCGGTATATCAATAGGTAAAGGAATAGCTCGCCTTTTGCCAGCAGTATTTGGTTTGCTAAAAGCAGTTGCATTACCAATAACAATCATAATGGGTCTGATTGGAACTGTCGTTGGATTCATTAAAGGATTTAAAGAAGATGGTATAATTGGTGGAATCAAAGGAGCAATCGTTGGATTGTTTGATTCTTTAATTGGCAGTATTCTTGATATGATTAAAGGAGCAGTATCATGGATTGCTTCCATGTTGGGCTTTGATAATGTATCAAAGTTCCTTGATAGTTTTTCCTTCTCGCAAATTTTTAAAGATGGTGTAAATGCAATCTTTGATGTAGTTATATACGCAGTTGACTGGTTTAAATCAATCTTTTCATTTGAAAAATTCTCTAAAGCCTTTCAAAATTTTGGGATAGCTGGAATATGGTCAACTCTAGTTGGGGGCATATTGGATACTCTTAAAGGAGCAGTATCATGGATTGCTACTATGTTTGGAGCATTCGATTTTGCTATTGCATTGGATAATTTTTCGTTTACTGATACCTACAACAAAGCTCTAGCATTTGTATTTAATGCAATTGAAGAAGCAATAGACGGCATCATTGATTGGATAATGAATATTCCATCTCTTATAACCGAATTGACTGGTCAGATGGGCGAGGCAATTGGTGCTGCTGTGAGCAATGCTGGCAGTATGGCTGAAGAGTTTGCAAAAAGTGTATTGCGAGATGTATTGCCAGATCCAGCGGCATCTGGTGTGCTCAATCCAATGAGTTGGGTTGCAAAAGCAATACCAGACAGTATATACGAATATGCTGGTCTTAAACCAAAAGCTAAAGAAGGAGAAGCAACTGGCGGCGGGGGCGGTACTATGCCACCGGCTGAATCATTAACCGACGATCAAAAATTGCTTAAAGCTAAAGGAGCTGGCTATGAGTCATGGGATGATTACAAATCATCAGGATGGAAATATAAAACGCCATCTATAGCTCCTATAAGTAATACTACTGGTGCTGAACTAATGAATAGCAGCAACAACATATCGGTAACACCGGTCGTTGTTAATAACTATGGCGGGAATACCAACAATACAACTCAAAGTTCAGTAAACAACAGCAGCAGTTCATATGATCCAATTATGACTGGTAGTGCTATGGGATTTGCTAGTGTATAATTATGGGAAAAAGTATTGCAAGAGTTGGCGCTGATTATGCTACCACGCATACGCCACTTAGTGGCGGTGGCCCTCATATCAATTCTCCGTATGCAGGCAATGGAAATACCGTATACATAAATGGATATCAGGCCGTAGCAATTGGTGACACTACACTATGTGGAGAAATTGCTATAGTTGGCAGCAGCAGTGTATTGATTAATGGCCGCGCCGCGCATTGTAATGGAGATGCACTTGATAGTCACGCCAGTACTTTTACACCTTCAACATGTGCGGCTAGCAGCAATGTGTATGCAGGCTAGCCTTTGTATATTTCCTCAATCATCTGCTCGAACTTTTCTATTTTGCCCATTCGTTGCGGCCAAAAGATATAGTCCTTTTCTGGATTCTTTTTGAGATTTTCCAACAGTGGAAGTATTGCCTTATACATTTTCTCCAATTTGTTTTGAGCAACTACATTGCTATTTGCTGCAGCCTGAACACTTTCAAGTTCATCCTCATGAACTGCAGTAAAACCAAAATCAAAAGAGTCTTCTTCAAATACCATATACAAGTTGTGTTAGTGCTTCTTTTGTTAATATTTCTCCAGCCTGATGTGATAGAACGCCATCTTTGAATATCAGAGTAGACGGAATATATTGCAGCCTGCGTTCCAAAATCTCATGTAAGTTTTCTTCACGGTCAACATCAACTATAGCATATTCAATGTCGTGTTCTGTTGCAAACTCATGCACAGTGCGATGATAGGCCGCGCAATCTTTGCATGTGCCAATGCTAAATACTCTAATATACGGTTTCATACTGTCTCATCATATTTATACTAAAATGCGCAAAGGATAACAAAACCCTTTGCGCATTTTGGATTTTTATAGATTAGCTTTGAGCCAATTTGGCAAAGTAGCTAAGGCTGTCGTCGTCATCATCGTCAGAGGCTGAGCTGGTAACGGTTTCAGTTGTTTCATAGCTGCTTTGAACAGTACGTTGTGGTTCATCTGCTTCAACAGTGCGACCAACAACGCTTCGTGATGGAGCTTCGACACTTTCACTTTCATGTGATGTGCCAGCGGCTTCTGCACCAAGAACTTCAACAAGCTTACGCTTTAATTCAGCATATGTCTTGTAATTGCTTGGATCAGTAAAGTCACTCAAGGTGTATAGTTGCCCATACGTTTCTTCGAGTTGAGCTTCATCACCATTATAGAGTTCACTTGGTTTGTCAAATTCACTCTTATCATAGTTGCGATAACCTTCAAAGTTGCGAATCTTCAAGCGGAAGTTTGCGCCCGCCCAAAAGTCAAACGGATTGACTGGTGTCTCATCTTGGAATTGAGGCTGCATAATATCCATGATTTTATCAAAGATTTTCTTTCCATACTTATAGAGGAAAACCTTTCCTTCATTGGCTGGGTTTGCAGGATCGCTAATCACAAGGATGTTGGAAACGTAATGCAGGCGGCGCTTACGCTCACGTGCAATTTCCTTATCCTTTTCATTACCGCTATTCCAAAGAATGCTGTTGATTTCTGACACAGGATCAGGTTGACCAATGCTAGTCAAACTGTTTTCAATATACCAACGACCAGTTGGTCCCTTGAATCCATGATCCCAAAAGCGAGCCCATGGAAGATCATCACCTTCTTTAGCTGGAAGGAAACGAATGATTGCATAACCATTGCCTGCTTTATCAACTGCTGGTGCCCATAGACGATCATCGCCATATGTTTTGGTTGCACCACCGACTTTTTCAGCTGCATTAACAAGTTTGCTAATTGCGGCGGAACGATTTTGTTTTAGTTTTTCAAATGACATATTATTTTACAGTGTATTGTTTTGTATTGCGTTGTGTTTTATTATAATCTATTTGCTTACACATGTAAACAAATTAATTACAACTTTTTTGTGTTTTTCTACATTCATTTCTGAACGTAGGAAAGGTTTATACTTAATGATGCGGTGTGAAATATCACTTGATATTTCGAGCGGATCGCTAAGATTGTTATTTATACTCTTAGTATAGTTGAGTAAATTGTCTAGTATGACCAATGATTCGAGGCTTACCTTTTCAGCTTGATAGAGCTTATAGATTGCAGGCACCTCGCTCTTATCACGCGGCTTAAAAAGTTGGTCAAACGAATAACCGTTGCGCTCTGCAACCGCAGCCGCGTCGGCCATTTCAGAGTTAAAGCGATAGTCCAATGATTGAATGCGTGAAGACCATTCAGCATAGACGCTATCATTCATGTTGTTGATCCATACATTGCCAGCTATCACATTGCTCATAAAGTAACAAATCAAGTCATTCTTTTTGGGATAAGCACGTGCTAATTTTTCAAAGGAGTAGCGGTTGCGATTAGCCATAAAGCTTTCACGCTTTAGCCGTGGGCCTTTAAAGTTAAACTTGAATGCATCATAGCTTCCACCTTTTTTAAAATGCAGGTTGATTGCTGTATAGATACTCCATACATCAAACGGTGCAATGTTAGATTCAGTGGAAAGACAAATCAAGCAAACGCTCCAGTTGAAGATTTGGGTAATAGATTGTTGCGTTGCGCTTCAGCTTCAAGTTTTTCCTTGAGGCTTCCTACAACCAACTTGTGAACATCATCTGCTTCTAGTCCATTGTTATCACAATAGTGGATAATAGCTTCAAGATAGCCCATATCTTTACTCTTAACGAGGGTTTCTACAGCTATAGCAAATTCTTGCTTAGATAGTACTTTAATTGGTAGTTCTTCAGTCATTATAGTTTGTTTTCAATTACTTTAAGTAAGATGGTGTGTTCGTTAAATCGGCCATTAGCTGATTTCTTTTTGAGCTTAAACGCATCAAGCGTTTTGTCCAATGCTTTAGGAGTACTGCTTAGCAATGCGGTCAATACATCTTTTGGTTTGCGCAGCGTTGCAGTATAACTTGCACTCTCGTCATATCCTTTGATGCTTGTTCCCTTTACTTCAAATCCTGCACTGCCCTTTGCATAGTATACACCTAGCTGACGTGTTTTGGTATTGAATACATACAATCGTTGTGCAGTAGGAACGCGCTCTGGGTTGATGCTGTCAACATTATATTCACTGCTATTGGTTTGATACTTCAGACGTGCAATCTGTTTGCTAGCATCTTTAACTTTTTTGACGCGCGTCTTGCGCATGCTCACTTTAATTTTAGCATGAGCGTTTACATCAGCGATCATAGTGTCAATGTTCTTAACAATCTTGCGCAGCTCTACTCTAGACATGTAGTTGTATCCTTCAACAAGCTGAGGGCATTCTTTAGTGTAAGCGCCATTATATTCAGCGTGAACTTTATTTAACCATTCAAGAATATACTTACAGCCTTGAGTTGGCACCTTGCCATCACGTAGGTAACTCACAAGATTTACTGTAGCATTACTGTTGGTGCACCACGCATCAAGCAGTGGCTCCAATAGTGCGCCTACAATTTCCTTTTCAACTTTACTTTTGATACGCTCTAGCGGAGATGGAACATACGCCTTTGGCTTATCAGCCAGCTCCTTGTTGCTATCATTTTTAACGTCATTGAGAAAGATTAAAGCAGAGTTAATTTCTCTCTTAACTGTAGTGCGCTCATCTTTAGGCACAGGAGGCGTTTCATGGAAAGGCAATGCTGCAAAATATTCATGTGCTTCAGGATGCAGACTTGGCATGCCTCTTTCCAAACAACGAACGAGTTTGCCAACAGTGCTTGGCAGTACATTAGGGTTAGCATCTTTAATTGCATCAATTTGTGTTTGGGAGTATCCTTCTTTTTTCATCCACGCTAATACCATCGGCTTCATTGAAGTTGCGTCAAGGTAATAGTTATAAAATTGAAGTGCGCGCGAACGCGTGGTGTAAAATTGTTCGGTAGGCCATTTCTCCCAGCCATGCCAATCCGGTTCCTCTCCAGTCCACTTACTGTCTGGCGCTATCACGCGCCCTGCTTTAAATACTGAGCTCATGCGTTGTTGAATGGAATTACACTAGTAACTGTACTTACATTGATACTGCGCCACCCATCATTTGCAATGTCAAATGCACGCAATGGAGCATCAACGCTATCACTAACTATACCAGTTCCTTTGGGCGTATGCTCGTCTGGGATATCGTCAGCATGCAGCGAAGCAATCATTTCACGAACGGTGCCGTCAAGCTTGGTAAAGGTTACGGAGTGCGCACCAGTTTGCAGTGCGGTTTTTAGAGTTTCTTTTGTATGTTTAATTTTCATTACGAGTTATTATAATATATTTTCTTGAGAATGTAAAGGTCTTTATGATAGAGTACGTGTTTGAATAACACAATTTTTTGGATTCTTACGGTTCACAGTAAAGTGCTCAACCGTATTTCCATCAAGATACATCAATGCAAGGCGGATCCATTCACCATGAGACACGATGATTATTGGGCTGTCATCCTGCGGATTGCGCAGCCGCTGTAGTGTTAGCCATTGGAAAAATAACACTACACGTGAGTATGCATCAGCAAAGCTTTCTCCACCCATAGCACGATAATAAAAGTTAAAGTGTTCTTCACGCTTAAGGTGTCGATTGTCTACAACTGTTCGCAGGCTGCCCCACTCTCGTTCTCGTAGCAATACATCCTCCTGTAGGCTTGGCTGATGATCTTCTGCCAATACACTGTATATACCGCTTGCAGTTTGCTTAGCACGCATATATGAGCTGCAAATGATCCTTGGTGCATTGTGGTCAATCATGTATGCTAGCTCCGCGCCAGCTGCTAAACTTTGAGAGTGACCAAGCGCAGTCAATTCGATATCACAGTCATTCTTATCATAATAGACTTGAGTATTAACATTGCCTTCGCTTTGCCCATGGCGAATTAGGTATAGTGTAATCGGTTTCATTGTTTTTCTTTCCATTTAAATGTAGTGTTGCCATTATAATCAGCAACCCATTCTGCAGCGCCATGTTTTACTGCTTCGGCTTTAAGATCATCTCTTTGTTGGGCAACTAAAAATGCTGTAATAAGCAATGTAATTAGTGCAAGTACTAGTAACCATTCTGCTGTGTTTTTATTCATTGTTTAATTTCTTTCCAGCCGCAGCTGCAGCACAAGTATCGTTTTTCAACTATGTTCAAATCATCAGCATCAGCTACGCTAACAATGTCACCTACTGATAGTGAACGACCTTTCCATTGTTGTCTGATATGTTTTTGTTTATCAGTTAGCAATTCATCTGGAGCATTTGAAATGTGAAAGGCTTCTTCCGCAGCAGCCTCTCCAGTTTTGTCGCTATAGTACCACAATGCAAACTCACGATATGCATCCTCTGTTTCAGTAAAGCGATGCTCCGTGTCGACGTTTAAATAAATTTCTACTTCTGTCATATGTATATTTTCTTAATTCCAAAAAGCTGCAGTGTGTGGAGTATAGCCATCAAAATCTTCTGAAAACCCACTCTTACGGTTCCCAGCCATAGTTGTTTTGATTTCATCCCATTGCTTCTTACTCAAGGTAATTTCACCTTCATCAGTTTTAAGATAAACTTGAACGATTTCCATTCCACCCATCTTGGACGCTTTGTAGTTTGCTACCACTTGAATGTCATTGGTCATGCTTTTAAAATGTTGTTGGTTTTGAGATAATGCAGGATGTCATTCTGCTCACTTTTGGTATAGTATTTTTTAAGTTTGCGACGTGCTTCAATCAATGTCATGCCAGCATAATTTTGGCCAAAGGTGATGTAAAAAACAAACCGATGGCGCGTAAATATCACATGGTTTCCGCTAACAAAATACCTTGAGTCTGGATGTGCTGCGCTCCTGTCAAAAGCAGGAGTTGCTGTTAGTGGTATTTCATTCATATAAAGATTAAGCGTAATAGAATTCACCTGTGGTCATATTAACAAATTGCCGACGTGCGCATGACTCATGACGATAAGTGCGAATGTAAATATCAATTGTTGCAGAATCAGAGATTGCAATGCGCTGATAAGGATTAGCACCATAGTTATAATTGCGCCTCTGCTTCTCTGCACGCTCGCGGTAACCGACAGCCGCAGGATTATTCTTCCCAAGTCGACCAAAGCGATCAACACGCTGAACAAGGCGAATGTGGTCAGGATTTTTTTCCTGCATTAGTTTTTGCTCAAGATTGAAGATTCGTGCAGATGCCTGCACCCTTCGGAGCTCAGCAATTCCTGATTGGTCATTGATAACAGTCTTGATGTAATTGGTGGAACGAGCGGTATTCATATTTGGATTGTGGTTAGTTGATTGATTTCCTTACAGAATTATTATAACAAAATGTGGGAAGCTTGTAAAGGATAAAATGCTAGGATTTTCATTTATTTTCAGTAAGCTTCAGCTGCGGCGGAATATAAGCCATCAGCATTTTTAGAGATGTACCAGTAAACGCGGCGGTTGCCACACTCACAACGACGATCTTTTCCCCACCATCCGCTGCATTCTGGTTGGCCATCATCAAGATAGTCATTGCAGTTCATGCCATCAAATTCAATTGGGCCATTCAAATCGACGTATGCAATTGCAGCGGCTTCTGCTTCAGCTTCGGTTTTATAGGTTTCGTACATAGTGTAGTTTTAAATTATGGTTTCCTTACGAGATTATTATACCATAAAAAATCGGCTTTGTAAAGGAAAAAATGAAGAAAAATGCATATTTTTCCGCCACAGACTGCCAACGAGTTACGCAAAAATGCCGCAAATCCAGAAAAATCCAGATTTGCGGCGGTTTTCATGCGGAATCAGAGTTAATGCTTAATTAAGGCAGCGAATGCATACACAATTAGTATCCATGCAGCAAAGTCCGCTGCAATCACGCTAATCATCATTAGAGCATGCCATGTAAAGTATCTTTTCATCTGTTAGTCAATTCCACGTCCAGCCCGAAACCCAATCACATAAGGGAATCTTGGGATCCCATCAGGAGTAAGATTGAAGAATTTGCACGTCGCATATTGCCCAACATAACTCGCAGCTTGTGGCAGCAGTGCTTTTAGGAATGTATGATTGCCTTTGATATTGCTACGGAAGCGAACGCCATCTTCGCGCTCAAGAACGGCATAACCAGCCATTCCGGTTTTGTTGCCATTGCCTTCGCAAATTTCCACGATAAGATATTCATCATCTTGAAATTCCTTGCGCTTAAGAAGTGTATTGCTGCGCTTAAATTCGTAAGGATCATTGGTGCGAACCATTTGACCTTCATAGCCATCTTCAAGAAGAATACCATACAGCTCATCAAGCTTTTGTTCATCATTTGCCACATATGTTACAACAGGAACAACTGGAGTCTTTGGAGTAAAATTATATTCTGCACAAATGCTGCCAATCTTCATGTTGCGATCAAGAAACTTCATCTTGTTGTCCGCAATATCATACCAATGATATTCAATAATCGCAGCACTTTCCTCAAGATCTGCAGCTGTAGGCTTGGTCTTTTTGATAAGCGAACTGATCTTGTTAAAGTCATCGTGTAGTCCGTGGCAATACAATTCACCATCCAAAATTAAGTCTGGATGTTGTGCAAACACTGGCTCCAATGCTTTGAGAATGTGCGGGATGGTTACCCACGGCTTTCCGTTGCGGCTTGTTGCGCCATGACGTGTAATCACAGCACGCATACCATCCAGCTTGGGTTGACAATAGACTGGAAACGAAACCTTGCTTCGGCGGTCTTCCCACTTTTTTGCCAACATCGGCTCAACGAATGTAAAGGTATCAACCGCCAGAATGTCTTCAAACATTCCGCTGTCACGCTTTTTCTTCCAGCATGCTTGTGCTTCAAACAGTGCTTGTGCAACGCCGTCACGCTCATTGCTTCGCCCTACATTGGTAGGAGATGCCGTAAACCATTCGGTTGTGACAATCTTGCCACCGTATTGACCATGCAATGTGCGGTAAGCATTTTCTTGAATTTCGACGGTCCATACTTGAATGGCTCCCGTGCTCGTGCGACTGTATAGTGTAGGAAGTGTTGTCATAAATTAGAGTGTGAAGAAGTAGTATAAAAATGCGGCATTAGCTATCAAACAAACTAAAGAGTAAAAAATATTTTTTCTTTCAAATATATTTGTTAAAAGAGCATTTGATAATGTGAAACTTACGCAAAAGTAAATGACGCATTCTGTGATTAAATTGATGATATTCATAATGTAGTGATTCGGTACAAGATTATTATACTCTAAAATTCATGACTTGTAAAGGACAAAATGCATAATTTTTCATTTATTTTTCAGCTTTGATAGAATATTCCAAGTATCTTACTGCCGGGCCCAAATCTTGAAACAGAGGAATGCCATGTCTAATGCATACGATATCTACATTGCCCTGTCTCCAAAATCCATTGGGGCAGCATACAACCAATTTACCAGAAGCAGCATATAATCCTAGTTCCAATAATGAAATGGGTGATTTGGTGTTTGGATCAAAATACATAAAGATCCAATCAGATTCATTGAGTTTATCAAGTTCCCAATTCACCTGTTCAGAAAAATTCGCATCAAACACGTCTTGCTTCCAAGAGTTATCCCAATCATCTCTTCGAGGATTATATAGAACAACATCCAAATGCTTTAAAAGTTCACACACCTTTACTTGCCAATTGTCAGCCGAATTCATTTCGATAGATCCTGCTAGGAATACCGTTTGAGTATCAGCTTCCGGCACCGATCTGTCTGGTGATTGTATTTCTTTCATAAGAATAATGAGCGCACACCAATTTCCATGATGTGCGCTCGGTTTAACTTTATCTGTTGTTTAGAACTGTTTTGCAACAGTCTGACGAATTTGTGCCAGTGACCATTCTTCAACAGTTTTCCCATCAGAGAAGACATTGACAAAAGCGCAGTCCCGCACCTCATCCCAGGTTGCTTGATCTTTCATAACAAAACCACCGTCTCCATCTTCATACACAGCAATCAAGCCTTTTGCACTCTTCTTGAGTCCGTCATCAGTTTTAGGATCTTTGAAGATTTCAATGCCTTTGCGTTCGCCATCAACAAGAAGTTCACCGTATGTCGATTTGACAGCAAACCCGTGAGTATCGCGTGTAATGATTGCATCAGCTGTAATTGCACCTTGATAAGTAAAGCTGCCAATGCCATACACAAGATTGGTGGATGCAAATCCTTTGGCTTCCAATCGCTCACAAATTTGAGTGGCACGTTCTAGTGTAATACTGTCGCCGTAAATTGCTCCAATGTGGCTGTCAAGTTGCTTGTAACCTTTGCTTGTGGTTGTTCCACCAAAGATTTCATACAAGCAAACAATCATACCTTTAACTTCAAGTTCGGTAATTTCCTTTGTGTATGGAGTTGGAGAACCGTTTTTGTGAGATACAATATCAAAAATGTAGTATTTCCCATCACGAACTTCATATTCATCTTCAGTATAGCCAGACACAATCTTGACTGGATCTCCACTGTCAGGGCGGATCACAACCTTGCCATCACGCGCCATCACGTCATCCTTAAGTTCAACTAGGATTCCATTCTCAGGATCAACAACATTCCAAAAGTCCCAAGTATCAGACACAATACTGATAATACCGTTAGGATAAAGATCGCTGATAAGACGCTTGAATGTTCCTACTTCGTCATCAACACCACCCATGCACATAACGCTGTGTTCGGTAGCGCCAACGCTGCCACCCACAAGTTCGGTGTCACTGTTTGCATTGTAGTATTCTTCCAGCCAATCAATAGCAGGAACAGTATCCGTTCCAGTAAATGCAAGAAGGTGACCAGCGGCACTCATAACCGCGGCTTCGGACCCAAAGTGACCACGGAAACTAAAGTCATGCCCTTGCCATGGAACAAAGTCAATCATTTCTGGATTGGTTTTGTTTGCCCAGCTGTTAAGAATTTTGCGATACATAACAGCCGTAGTTGTGCTTGTGCATGGACCCCAAATGCTGGCGCTAATAATAGTTTCAATAGCATTAGTCAACCAATAAAAGCGATCATCGGTATTCCACATAACAAACATTGGAACACGCAGATTGACAGCAGAGCCTTCAGGCAATGCCCAAATTTCCAGTGGCAGATAACCTAGCGCATGCAGGTCACGAATGTGTTGTTCACCAATAGCATTGGGCCCAAGGTAATTGGTGAGACGCCGATTGTAAGAAGCAACAACTTCTTCAACAGGCTTGGAGAAGAATTCGTCACCCCAGTCACCCAACAGATGCTTTTTGATGAATGCTTGTAGTCCAAAAAAGAATACCTTTTCAAGTCCAGCAACACGGCTGCCACGAGCAGTCATATTGCTAAATACTAGAAGGCTGTTGCTTGGATATTGACGGCGATGGTCACACTTGTAACCATCATAAAATAGATGCGGTTTGATTTTCATATTTTGTGTTTGTAATTCCTTACAGTATTATTATACAATAAAATTTAGCACTTGTAAAGGTAAATTTTAAATTAGTCGTGAATAATTGGTTTTATATTTGTAAGAAGCGGCTGATCATATTTCATATCAGCCGCTCTTTGATTGTTACATTACTTGACAAACTTGCCGACATCCATAAGCGGCAGTGCACCGTTGCTTACGGTAGGAAGTTTACCGTCCCATTTTTCAACTTGTTGCATTTGAACTTCAAGTGATTTGAGTTGCAGGTAATTTTCACCACCTTGTGCCACAGCCTGAGTCAATGACGTGATAGCTTTTGCTTCCGCGTCCGATTGGATCTTACGCTGTTCAGCCACACCTTGTGCCTCAAGAATCACACGCTCATTTTCCTTCTTTTGTGCTTCAAATTTGGCTAGCGCTACATTCTTTTCCTGTTGTGCAACAAACACATTATCAATTGATTGTTGAATGCTCGGGTTTTCATAAGTCATGCCACCAAACATACCAACGGTGGTGATGGTAATTCCTCGTTGTGCAAAGAATGGAATAATATCAGCTCGCACGGCGGCAGCAATTTCATTCTTTTTATCACGTAAGATATCAAGGGGAAACTTGGCACTTTCTTCGGCTGCAACCTGCTGAATACGTCCACGAATTTCACTGTCCATTAGGCTTGCCAAGCTTCCAGAGCTATACCAATACAGGAAAGTTGCAGTATCTTCTTCTTTGATAAATGCAGTGCAGTTAAAGCCCATGCTGAATCCGACGCTGTCAGATGATTCAACCCATACTGCACTATCCTTACCTTTGCTGCCTGCTTCCCAATTTCGGGTGATGGGAGAACGATCAACCACAATAACTGTTACGGTTGGAATCCATTTACCGTCATGTGCTTTTCGCCCTGTCTGATTCCATCGTGTAGGAATCTCAATACGTTTGGTTGCAACTTTATGTTTTTCAAGTGATTCCTTTGAACCAAACTTTGCTTGATTGTTGGTATCACCTTCAAGTGGAATAACAAATGCAGTTTCATTGTTGCTGATTTCACTATACACAGGCGTTTGATAAGGTTTGCGACATGATGTCATAAACGGAATCATTGTAACCATCAGCAATGCCATCGTTTGTGGCTTTGCAAGCAGTGCTTTAATATTGCTGGAAAACAGCAGCCCTGTAAGCAGCACGGTAAATGCTGTCCACGCAAAGTGTAGATTTGAAGTAAGTGAACTGTATGCCTTTTGAGCAACAAATTCTGCGCCAGCACCGTTTACAGTTGCAACAGCCAGATCGTTCGCTGCAAGAGCTGAACCAGTGTTCATCCATAGATCAATTGCGCCATTACCAAGAAAGTAAAGTACGCCAATTCCAATTAGTTTACCAATCGTATTTTTCATTTGTTTTTGTTGTTGTTGTGTTTGTTTGTGTTATAGAATCTCTAGATTATCTTCGACGAATTTTTTTGTGTTTGTGTATAACTCTCCTTTAGAGCCGACGGCTACATAATCTGGATAAGCCACATTGTTGATAGTTCCTTCAAGTGTATCAATCTCAAATGCTTCAACTCCTTCAGGAATTTCTACCAGTGTGGTGGTAGTCTTTTTGATGTACTGTGAGCGATCAACTGGCAAAAATTCTCCTGTCAATACAATCTCATATGTATCCCGAAACACATCTGCTTTGATTGGATACTCTTTACCATCAGGTTGAATGATGATCAGGTCCTCATTAGGATTACTAATAAGTGGTTTATCCGACCATGCCACTTTAAATTCTTCTACGCCGTCGCACGCACGAATCATTACGGTTGTCTTTTTGCGAACGGTTAGTCGTTTCCAATTGCTTGGAATATCTTCAGTTGTTTTTAGTTTCATAGTTTAATGTCAAAGCAAGTTACTTTATCTTGACGTAGCGATAGTTGACGCCAATCTCGTTTGGAATTTGTAGTGTAAAAGTGGTCAAAATAGTTTCCCATTTTATCCAGACCTTCAGTGCAGTCATTGTGAGCAGTGAAAAGCATCAGCTTGCCACAATTCTTTTCTTTGAGTTTTTCACCAAGTCCAATGAATGTACCACCCATGCTTGTAATGTCATCGGTAATCAATGTAGGATAGCCTCCCAAGTCAGTTGCATCAACAAAGAATTCTTTAATGCTTCCATCTCGCACATCACGAATCTTTTCACAGCGAATAAGATTAAATTGCTTGATCTTAAATGTATTGCTCAAATGTTGAACAATTTTGTTTACTCGTTTGCCGGCTCCTGCATCAGGGCATACAATGTTAAAATGGCGATGAACGCCATGGGAAGCTATAACTTTTTCCACATATTCCAATTCATCAAGAACAGTAACATTGTTGAGCAGTGCAGGCGTCACTTCACTGTGCGGGCATAGAATGACTACTTCATCAAATGCACAGCCGTTAATCATATCGGTAAAAACCTTGACCGTTAGTGGTTCTCCCTCATTGCATATTCGATCTTGTCGTGCAGCTGGAAAGTATGGCAGAATCAATTTAATGTTTCGGAAGCCCAGCCGACGTGCCGCATCATGCGCTAAAATAATGTCAAACAGATCGCCAATCTTATTGTATCGTTGTGTTATAATAAGATCTGATTGGGTCGCATACTCACATGAATTTGCGATTTGAAAATGCGGTTCTCCACCTTTAAAATCAAATTTCGTGTGTGATAACTCTACACCATTATTGTAAGGCGAAAAATCTTTATCTAGGTTTAAGATGTATGGAAATTCTGTTGAAGCTTTCCAATGAATGTGTTGTCGTGTCATATTATTAAATGTTAGATGTTGAATGAACCGCCTGGGCATTACCCAACTCACACAAAACCACTGTAACATCATAAGCCTTTTTAGCCTTGAATGTTTTTGCAGCGTTTTGTTGCGCCTCATAAGAGGAGTCAGCGCGAACTTCAATGGACTTACCTTTATAGAATGCTTTGTAACCGTTCATAATTATAGTATGTTTGCTTTAGTCGTAGAGGTGCTTCAGCGTGCATTTGAGCGTCGAGCGCTCTTGCTGTAGTCTTGCTCACGCAGCTTGTGGTAAGTACGCTCAAGTGTTTTGGCCGACTTGTTGCTTGCAACAATCCAACCGTCCGGTTGACGTGTAAGCATCCAGCCAGCGCCTAGACCGTTGCGGCCGCGCTTGAGGAAGATTCCAAGTGCTTCAGACGCTGTGCGCGCTGGCACAATCACTTCGTTTCCATTCTTATCAAGTACAATGTAGTTTTGGTCTTTCATAATATAATTTATAGGTAGAGGTTAGTTTTAGAAATTAGGCACGAACAGCAAGAACAAACGAGCCGCAGCAATTGTAGACGCTATATCCTCTAAAGCCTTGAGCTTCAAAAGGCGAGATTGAATCGCGGCCTACGACCCATACACCGTTGACTCCAAGAGTGTTCTTGTAACCGTCACTTGCGGTTGCAGGAGTAAAGCCAGCATGTTGGTTTTGCATTACGCAATCGTGCATGCCGTCAAATGCACTTTTTTGTTGAACGAATAGGTTTGCGCGATTTTTAGCAATAAACGACTTGAGGGTAGCAACAGTTGGTTTTGACATATTTTGTGGTGGTTTCCTTACAGAATAATTATACAACATTTTTGCGGACTTGTAAAGGAAAAAATACATATTCTGGAAAAAATATGCATTTTTTTACGTTTTTGTTGAAAATCAACGAGTTACAATGTCGGAACATTTGCCTGAATGTATCGAAACAACTGCAGAGTCTTCAGAATGTCATATTTTGCATCATGCGCCTGTGTTTCATCCCATCCAAGTTCGGCGCATTGACAGAGCGTTCCAAGCTGAAAATTGGGCAATGCACCACGCACGCGCTGAGTCATCCATGCCGCAGCCTGCATTACGCAAATGGGTGGATTCCAAAACCAGCTGCCAAAATAGTTATCACCATGTTTGGTAAACCAAGCACGAATGAAGTCAGCATCAAATGCAGCATTATAAGCAACAAAATGAATCTTGTCTTTTTTGTCAAACTTATTGCAATGGCGTGATAGCAATTGTGACAATTGAATGTATGCATCCTCAGATGTGCATTCAAGATGTGCAAGATCGTCTAGTGTCATGCCAGTTTTATCTAGCGCGCCTTGTTCCCAATGCTCAAGACTGTATGGTCTAAACATCAGGTTGCATTCTTCCAAGATGTTGTAATTCTCATCAGTAAGAATTCCACTAATCTGAAAGATGTTGTGCAATGCTCGATCCGTTCCGGTGGTTTCCACATCAAGAAAGAAGTGTTTGTATCCGTTGTATGTTTGTGTGCTCATAAGTTAAATTTCCTCTGCAAACAGCTCTTTGATGCTGTCTTCGCAAAAAGATTGATGCATAAGAATGGTTTTGAATGCAGCTGTCCAATCATCAAGGTTAGCATCCCAATTGAGAGATAGCTGCAATTCACTGTTGAACTTAGAGTGGTTCACCACCGTTACTGTTATTCGTTTGTCTTTAATATCCATAATGTTTTCATAAATTTATTATATACTATTTCCCACCGCTTGTAAAGGACTTTTTAACAGCCGTTGCAAAAGCAGGGCACTTGTGCATTACGCCAGCTTCAAAAGTTCGCCAGCCTTGCGGTGTGAACTTCCATCGCAGACGGTTGTTGCCACAATGTTTGCACTCTACTCGGCCTCCGTTTCCACTGCAGCGCCGCACCGCACTTCTTCCGCCACGGTCATATTCATAAAGATAGGAAGATGGATGGTCGCCGTCGTGGCGGTAACTCATCATATCCATTTCAAGATCGTCGCAATTGTCCATAATTTAAAGAAGTATTTCTCTGGCTTTTTCAAGCATGGTCATCAATTGATGATTGTGCGCGTTTGCACTTTCCAATGCCAACCTATGCTCTTGCAATTTGTGTTCCAGCTCTTCAATGTAACCGTTGCGTGATATTGTTACAGCGCCATGACCTTTTACCAGTAGTGCTTTAAGCTCGCCAATTTCATTTTGAGCTGTGATCAGTTCACTTTCAAGTTTGCATCCTTCATCATAGCAACTGTGAGCATAAACACTCATAGGCGTTGTACTTGAATAAAATCCGTCAGACGTTCTTGAAGATCTGTCCCACGCTTCTTTCATCCTTGGTGTTGACGTGTTCATAGTTTTGTTAAAGATTTGATTAACGCATCGGCGCGTGTTACGTTGTCATGTGTAGTTTGATAGCGTTCTTGATAACGGCATCTATTCTCAAGTTTCCACCAATCGCGTTCACCGAGCAGTTCAACGGAATCTTCTCGGCAATCCTCAAGTGCAGCTGCAAGCATGTCACGTTGTGTAATCAACTTATGCACAAGTGCAGCACGCTCTTTTAAGTCTGGTCTGTCTCTAAGTAGGCGATTAAGCTCAACTTGATTGTCATGGCTTGCTTTCCATTTATCACGTTCAGCAATGGCAGTTTGAGTTTTTTCAATTTGATTGCACATCTCGCTAAGCTTGTCATAAGCTGACTGCTCCCACCGCTCAATTTCCTCTTGTGCCGCAGCCAGATCTCTGCTACATTGCATCCAATAATTTATCACCTTGACTATCAACTTGCCTGAAGCTCCATATATTGAATATCTTTCAGACACACTTCTAAGAGAAAAATACACCTCTTCAATTTCTTGTTTTGTTGGCTCTTCGTTCATAATTTTATCCAATGCGAATGGCATGGCATTCGCCGTTGTTATCTTGCTTGTGTTTGCCATAATACCATTCTTTGTTGACATTCAAGTTTAGGCGAATAGTACCAACATTTGAAATTTCATTGTAACCGCCTTCATATCCAGCAACAACAGCTATTGTTTCTGGATCAAATTGCTGCAATCGTTTAATTAGTTGTTTTATTTTCATGTTGTAATAGTTGATTTGTAATGGCTTCTTTGATTTTATCGGCATAGTGCGCTGGGTCAAATTCAACAAGTCCAACATCGTTGTAACCTCCGCAACTCATAAAACAAGCAATATCTCTGAGTGCATCCTCTGCCGCTTCTAGTTTTCCAAGCAATATGGAAACTTCTTGCTCTGAATCGTACAACATTTGTTTACTTACCATACCGCAAATTCTATATTTTGTATGTCCAAGCTCAGTCATAATTTGTTGAGCTTTTTCTACATATTCCATTGCTTGTGTTAATCTTGTGTCGATTGTGTTCATAGTTTTGTGTTTATTGGAGAGTAATCGAACAGGTCGATACAGGAGACAGCTATCGCCGCGCCTGATCTTGGCTGTTCGGCCAATACATCCGCGACTCCTTGCCCCAGATGTCCAGCCCCACAGCAAAGCAAAGCCAGATGACGCGGATTACTCGCGGGTTCATGGTGTCAGGTCGTTGCGTGTGGATGCGCGGAAGCCAAAACCACCACACGAAGTTGAATCGGCTTCGGTATTCTCCATCATGTTCCGCCCAACCTCTCGGCGCAATGAACGCATGAGGCCGAACAAGGCGGTGGAGGGCAACAGCCTCCCGTTGAGTCTTTTGTGTATTCATGGCTTTTTTGCGGGAGACTGCGCCTCACCTTTGTCGTTCGCCTCAGAATGACACTCTCTCAAGAAAGCATCGAGCGTTGGCCTGTTGTCCTCCGTGAACTCGGATTCCGCAGCTTCCCGCATGATGCGGTAGTAGGCGACGATTCGAGGCTTATGGAGCGATCCTTGCTTGACCAGTTTCCGACATATCCACCTCAAAAGAAGGCGAACAAGTCGGTCGAGGACAACGGGCGGGGCGGTGTGTGTCGGAGTTTCCATGTGGTTAGAGAGTTTGATTTTGGTTCGGTGTGGCGTTGTCCGCCCGTGCCTCTTTTGCCTCGCGCTTTGGCCGATCAAAGTCGATCAGCTTCTTGATTTCTCGGAGTCGGTCGTCAGCAAGGCATCGTTTGCATTTCGGGCCTTGCCTCGGCATCCGTCCATCACACCCGTGGTCGCATTTACACCCGCTCCAATGCGAAGATGAGTCCATGCGTTCGATGGTGTCGTGCAGCGTGAGGGTTTCGATCAGTAGTTTTAGGTAGTCCATAAAGCAGAACAAGTTGGTGGATGGAACGGCGAGGAAGTCTATTGGCGAGACGGAGCGGGTTCGCGCCGTCCATTACCATCGGCGTTAGGCAGAAGAATTTTCCGCGCTTGGTCGATTGCCATCTTGAGGGCATCGCACACATCACCATATCGGGCGACGAGGGTAAATTGCTGGCGATCCATAGCATATTCGCGGAAGGCATTCCACCGGTCGTGCTCTTGCTGGATTGACGCAATATAGCGTTCGACCATCTCAGCCTTTGCCTTTTCCGCATCTGCCCGTGCCTCGTCCCGCTGCTCTGTGAGTTCATGTATCTCAACTGCATATTTGCCAGCCAGTTTAGTGTAACGCTCCTTGTAGCTGTCCCGCTGCTCGGTGACGGCGGTAAGCTCGCGAGATTTAGCTGCTGCGAGTTGCTGCGAGTAATTCGCGTTTATGTTTATTACGTCATCAGAGTATTTATCTCGCAAAACCCAGTGCAATGGCTCTTTAGGTATTGAGACTGACTGACCGCCGACCTTAACCCATTCTAAATTAGATGACTCAACTAGCGGTTTACAATGGTTGCATAATTCTGGATGTGTGTCGTTGTTCATGGCTTCGGGGTTAGGGATTGGAGGCATTCACGAGCTTGAACTCTTGCTGGGTCGTCCCACCATGTTCGCCCACCTGCTGTTTTTTCTAGTCTTTCTAAAGCCACTGCCAGCCTGTCCCGCTGTTCTCCGACTCGGATAGACAATAGCTGCGCCGTTTCATAGTTATTGACTGCCTCATCCCGCTGCTCGGTGAGTTCATGTATCTCAACTGCATATTTGCCAGCCAGTTTAGTGTAACGCTCCTTGTAGCTGTCCCGCTGTGCGGTGAGTTCGATTATATCTTGGTTTGCTAAATACAAACCAATATTTAAGCCCGCGTTTGTTCCAGTATATTGCGCACCTTGGTTTTCTTTGTAAGCGCGAAATTTAGCAAATTCCTCTGCTTCTGCAGCAGCCACATCACGATCATTTGCTATAGCGTTTTTTAACAGCGCATTTTCTGCTGCAAAATGCGCATTGGCTTCACGCAAATTTTTCAAATCGGCAGGCAAACAAACCATGTCTTTGTGTGCTACTAGACGGTCAGCATAAGCATGCGCTTCATGCAGTTCTCGTTCAAGTTCTTCGCTTACATAGCGAGGAACCCATTCATCAGCAAATCCATCAATGCGGCGCGCTGCCGCTTCGGTTCTTGGTGTGTCGTTCATAGTTCGTTCGGGTTGGTTGTCCATTTTCCAATCGTGTGAATGAATGCTTCAGCGCGTTGGGCGGCGGTGGCGGTAATGCACACATCAAAATCCATTTGTGCTTTCGTTACTCCAGCTTCTCGGCGGATTGCGTTCTTGATTTGTTGCGTATATTTCTTTGGAAGATTCAGGTTTCCATAAAGCAACTTCTCCGCTTCGTGCATCGCGTTGAGGTCGTGGAGGTAGTCGGGAATCGGGTAGGTGTCGCGGCCTTCGTTTGGTCGAGACCCAAGCCAGTCCTTATAGACTCCGTTCCAACCTATATTTGTCCACCCACACGCTTCCGCGATAGCGATTCTTTGTGCTTCTGGTGTCATAATCTGAAAAGTTTAGGAGTTGCGTTCTGCTTGTTTGATGTCAACACTTTTGATTGAAAACTTTTTCATAATATAAATTGGACGGAGTGAATTATTTAGCAAAGAGGAACTTGGCGTGATCCAAGCTAGTCTTGTATTTTTTACCGCCGCGTGCGTAAATGATTGGATAGCGATGAGCACGTGCATTGTAGCCTACTAGCTTTTCGCCGCCTGCACTTACTTCACGCAGGTTGTACTTAACAATTAGATTTTCCACCGCGCGGTCCTCTTTCGTGACCGCACCTTTAACCTTTGCTTCAATTTGCATTCTTGCTTCAGCGCCGCTAAAACGAATGGTGCCGATTTTAAGATCGAGATTTGATTCCATTCCGTATTTGGCGAGCACAGCGGCGAGGTCAGCACGAAAAGCGGCGGCGGAGATTTTGTTGAATGCGGATATCTTGTTCATAATTTGTGGTGGTTTGCCTTACGAGATTATTATACACTAAAAAATCCTACTTGTAAAGGATAAAATGCTAAAAATATGAAAAAGTTCACAAATTTAGCATTTTGTTGGCCGTCAACGTGTTACGGAATCCGCTAATTTAGCAGCAGAATCGGAACAAGAGGAGTCCCAGCTTCTTCGCGGTCAGCTGCATCGCAAATCTCTTCCAAACGGTATTCTGCTTTAGGAGTATAGTATAGCCCAGGAGATTGACTTACGGCAGTGTATCCATTTCCTTCGTCATCATCAGATGTATACAATGGCAGATCTCCGTGTTCTTCAACCAATGCTTGCAATTCAATTATGTAGTCTTTCAGTTTTATCATATGTTGTTTATTTGCTATCTAAAAAATATTGTTTTGGGCCGTCAATTATCATTGCGGTAATGTAGCCATCAGGTAAAAAACTTCCAGTGTCAATGCAAATTTTAAACCCATCATCGCGCACGCCTTCTCGCTGAATGCTATGGCCGCACACCACAGTCTTGCCAGACTTGTGTGGCCAAATATCATTGTATCGTCCCCAAACGCATTGCCATTCTTCTTGATCATCTACATCCTGTTCGTGTGCTAAATGCCCATGAACGAAAATATGATTTTCTGTTTCATAAGTAAGTTGGAGATTGTCAAAGAAATCTCCATGATCAATAAACATTTCATCGATGATTTCAAATGGTTTATCCATGTACAACCCGTCTCTGCAATAGGACTGCAGACAGACTCCTCCTCCATTACTCATCCACGACTGAAACATATGCGCTAGTCCCATCCTGCCTTGTGAAATTTTCAGACTGTCTGTAGCAAAAAGTTCATGATTGCCTTTTAGTGTAATCAAGTTGCATTTGTCTTTGAGAGACAGCACAAAATCAATTACACCTTTGCTATCTTCTCCACGGTCAATATAGTCGCCAAGAAAAATGATGGTGTCATTTTGTTCAAAAGACAGTTTGGCGAAAAGCCGTTGCAGCTTGTCCAACTTCCCATGCACATCTCCAATTGCAATTATTTTACTCACTTCCATAAGGCTGCTTAAATTTTACCTCTTCACACTGTGGGCCTGGCGATGGCAAAGGCCATCCAGGCGATAGTGGTGTATGCATATACCCTTTGTAAACTGGGTTCTGTGTGGCCATACTATATTCAGATCCAAACAATTTATCAAGTTCATGGTATAGTTTGCGTGCTTCATCTAAAGAAAGTTTAAGGTCTTCTGCACCTTCGCCTCTTTGGATGGTAATGTATTTTATTTTACAGTCGTTCATGCCTTCGGCTTAACTTTAGAGTATTGTTCTTCACTTAGAGTAATATACCATCCGCCTACATTGCGCAAACTTCCAGCTTGTCCAGTATCCTGACATGTTTTTGCGCTAAGGTATTCCGCAAAACGAATCATGCCGTCCACGTCATCATCAGCACCATCAGCATACACACGCAGTGTTCCAAACTTTTCTTTGTATTGCGCAATCTTTACTTGCGTAGGGTTGCTGTGTGTATACATTTCACTTAGAAACCACGCACGTACTTTAGATGTGAATCTGCGAACCTTCATTGAAAATAGCTTGTCTCGCTTTGCTTTTTGCTCAGGCGATATCGCACCGATAAAGTTAATCTTTTTATTGTATGGATTAAAGATGCGGTCTAGTTGCGATAGAATCTTACTAGCAACATTTTTATAAATCCATGCTTTAACTTTTTTCTTTGGATTGATTATAGTTTTGGTTGTGTTCTTAACGTAACCGTCAATACAGCCAAACAGGTTATCAACCAGCTGTTCCCATCCTTTGGGGCAATCATTCCAGCATCTCTGCATCTGTGGTAGCAGTTCTCCATCTTCTCCTTTAGGAAAAAGATTGGGATATTTTTTAAACAAGTGTTGCTCAAAGTCAAAATCTTCTTTGGCTTCTGCTTCTATTTTTTCTTTTAGTTCTTTCACGTTTTTATATTTCATTTCTACTTTGTATGCTTTCATAGTGTTTTTGTATATATGTATATTAGAATGCTGATCAGTACAATAATAGGAAACTCAGGGTTTCTTTTCCAAAAGTGCCATTCCCATTTCAATTCATCTTTTATATCTTCCCATTTCATAGTGTGTTTTCGCCGGCATCGTCGCGGTTTTGAATGTCAGCCAAATGATCCACAAGATCCGCCAGACTTTGATCATTTAGCAATATCATATCGGTATATGGTTTACCTTTAAGACAAGCCCAAGCTAATCGCAGGCGGTTACGCCATGTGCGGTTTTGCGAATTATGGTGAAACAATGAAACCTCAGTGCTTCCTAGTTCATCATACTCTACCCAAAGGCCTTCGCTGCCACATTCGCATTTAAAAAATTTACCTTTCATGATTTTAATAGTTCTGGATTCTCGAAGATGTTGCCAATAATTTCACGATCCATAGGAATATACGCAAATCCTGCAATTTGTGAATCTCCTGATTCTACTGTTTCATATTTTACAGTTACATTGTAATAGAATCCTACCGTATCAAACCAATCGTCAAATCCTTTGCATTTTAGAATGTCGCCTTCA